TGTTAGCAGAAGCGGTTACACAGTTCCAAGCACAAGCTTACAAAGAATTATTACCTGCACAAGGACCTGTTAGAACACAAGTCATTGGTAAGACAGATCGTGCAAGACAAGAACAGTCTCAGCGAGTTAAAGATTTTATGAATTATCAGATCATGGATAAGATGAAAGAATACGAACCGGAGTTTGATCAAATGTTGTTCTACCTCCCCCTATCAGGTTCAGCTTTCAAAAAAGTTTATTACGATGAACTCTTAGGACGAGCAGTCTCTAAGTTTATCCCAGCTGATGATTTGATCGTGCCATACACTGCCACATCACTTGATGATGCTGATGCAGTGATGCACACGATTAAGATTTCAGAAAACGATTTAAGAAAAAAACAAGTAGCTGGTTTCTATAGAGATGTAGAACTTAATCCATCTTACATGCAAGAAACTGAAGTTGAGAAAAAAGAAAGAGAACTTCAAGGTGTTAAGAAAACAAGAGATGAAGATGTTTATCAACTTATCGAGTGCCATATTAATTTAGATCTAGAAGGTTTTGAAGATAGAGACGAGTTTGGTGAACCGACAGGAATTAAATTACCATACGTCGTAACCATCGAAGCAGGGTCAAGAGAAGTTTTATCGATTAGAAGAAATTACAAAATTGGCGATCCAACAAAACAAAAAACTCAATACTTCGTTCATTTCAAGTTTTTACCAGGTCTTGGGTTCTACGGTTTCGGATTGATCCATATGATTGGCGGCCTTTCTCGAACAGCAACATCTGCACTCCGTCAATTACTTGATGCGGGAACATTGTCCAATCTACCCGCTGGTTTTAAACAAAGAGGCATTCGTGTCAGAGACGAAGCCCAGTCTATCCAACCTGGTGAGTTCAGGGACGTGGACGCGCCAGGTGGAAACATAAGGGACGCATTCTTACCGCTTCCTTTCAAAGAACCATCACAAACATTATTGCAGTTGATGGGTATTGTGGTTAATGCAGGTCAAAGATTTGCAGCAATCGCGGATATGCAAGTTGGTGAAGCAAACAAACAAGCAGCCGTTGGTACAACAATTGCATTATTAGAACGTGGTTCACGTGTAATGTCAGCCATACACAAAAGATTGTACGTTGCAATGAAACAAGAATTTAAATTATTAGCTGATGTATTTAAAACTTATCTACCACCAGAATATCCGTATGATGTTGTAGGTGGACAAAGAAATGTTAAAGTTTCAGACTTTGATGAAAGAGTTGATATTATTCCTATAGCTGATCCAAATATATTTTCACAAACACAAAGAATATCTATGGCACAAACAGAACTACAATTAGCAAGTTCTAATCCACAAATTCATAATTTATACGAGGCGTACAGAAATATGTATGAAGCAATCGGTGTAAAAAATATAGATCAGATTTTACCACCACCCCAACAACCAACTCCAATCGATCCTGCAGCAGAAAATATTTTAGCTTTGTCTGGAAAACCTTTTCAAGCGTTCAAAGGACAAGACCACCGAGCACACATCACAGTGCATTTAAACTTTATGGCTACAAATTTAGCTAGAAATAATCCAATCGTACTTGGATCTTTAGAAAAAAACATCTTTGAACACATATCTTTGATGGCACAAGAGCAAATTGAAATAGAATTTAGAGAAGAGTTACAACAATTAGCGCAACTACAAGCAAATCCAATGCTTGCGCAACAAGATCCTAACGTTCAACAACAAATTTTATCGTTAACTTTGGCGATGGAGTCTAGAAAAGCAAAATTAATTGCAGAAATGACAGAAGAATTTAAAAATGAAGAGAATAAAATCATGGGTCAATTTGGAAATGACCCTGTTGCTAAGTTAAAAGCAAGAGAATTAGATTTAAGAGCCGCTGACGACGCTAGAAAAAAAGACGAAGGCGAAGAAAGACTAAATTTAGATAGAATGAGAGCTATGATGAACCAATCTAACTTCGATGACAAGCTAGAACAGAACAAAGAACTAGCAATGTTAAGAGCTGGCGTAAGTTTAGCAAAAACTGGCGCTAAAAAAGTAGAGATTGAGGAAAAATAGTATGCCTTTAAACGAAAAAGGTAGAAAAATCATGAAATCTATGAAAAAACAGTATGGTAAGAAGCGTGGCGAAACAGTTTTCTATGCCTCTAAGAACAAAGGTGTTATAAAAGGCGTTGAAAAGAAAAAAACAAGGAGAAAAAATGGAAAAACTAGATAATATTAAGGAAGTTAAAGTTGGCGAGCAGCAAACTGAGATCGATCCTAGATCTAAGACAACTGCAGACAAAGCATTTAACTTAATTAGTACAGGTGGACCTGAGATCGAAGTACAAGGTCAAGGTAAAGTGATGCCTGAGAAGAGAAGAAAATCAAAGGCGTACTAATGGCTTGGTTCAGTTTAGCAAAAATTGCTATGCAAGCTGGCGCAAAGATATATTCTAACCGTCAGAAGACTAAAATGGCAATGTCTGATGCACAATTAATGCATGCAGAGCGTATGGCTCGGGGTGAGGAAGCTTACCAGGGCAAACTTCTAGAAGCCAGACAATCGGACTGGAAAGACGAATTTGTATTGATTATTTTGTCGGCTCCGATTATAGTGTTGGCATGGGCAGTCCTAAGTGACGATCCTGCTGCGATGGAGAAGGTAAAATTATTCTTTGAATACTTTTCAACCCTCCCAAGTTGGTTTACAAATTTGTGGATCCTTGTTGTAGCAAGTATTTTTGGTATCAAAGGTACACAAATATTTAGAAACGGAGGTAAAAAATAATGGCTAAGAAAAAAAATAAAATTAAAAAAGCTTTAAAAACTTTAATACCTTTATTAGGTATTGGTGCAGTAATGGCTGGTAGGGGCAGAAAATCAATGCCTGTAGATCCAGGTGTTGTTGTAGACCCTATGCCAATGAACACTGGTGACACTGGTATGCCGGGATTTGATTTTAGAGACATGATGATTCAAGAAGGTGGCACAGGTATTTCACCTTTCATGGCAGCTAAAGGCGGAAGAGCAGGCTATGGAAAAGGCGGAAAAGTTTCAAAAGGCTGTGGTAAAGTTATGGCTGGCAGAAATAAAAAAACTAAATATATTTAAGGAGAACAAATGCCAAATAAAAGATACAACAAACAAGTGCCTGGATTTATGAAAGGTGGACGTGTTAAAAAAATGAAAGGTGGTTCTGCAAACGGTAAACCTGTAAGTAAAAGCAAGAACCCAGGTTTAGCTAAAATGGCTAAAACTGCAAAAGGAAAAGCAGCTGTTAAAAAAATGGGTTTTAATCCAAATAGAATGGTTGCTAAAAAAGGTGGAAGAGCATAATGACAAAACTTTGTCCTAGAGGTAAAGCAGCAGCAAAGCGTAAATTTAAGGTATACCCTAGCGCCTATGCTAATGCCTACGCTTCTAGAATATGTGCAGGTAAAATTAAAGATCCATCTGGAGTAAAAAGAAAAGATTTTAGAGGAAGAAAACCATCTGCAACGGGTGGACGAGTCAAAGCTGCTGGCGGAGGTTTGATGGAAGCAACACAAAGACTAAGAAGACAAGGTCTTAGAGGTGGTGGTTTCATGGCAAAGCGAGCAATGTTTTATGGCAAGTAACGGTCTAGATAAATGGTTCAAACAGAAATGGGTCGATATTGGGAGCAAGCGAAAAGATGGCTCCTTTGCAAAATGTGGCCGTTCAAAACAAAAGAAGGACGCGAAACGGAAGTATCCAAAATGCGTGCCCCTTGCCAAAGCCACACGGATGACCGACTCGCAAAGGGCGAGTGCTGTCAGACGAAAAAGAGCGGCAGGTAATACAGGACCTAAACCCACAAATGTAAAAACATTTGCAGGTAGAAAGAAGATGGGATTAGGGGGATTAGTATGAGAAACGATTTCCAAGTAAGAGAAAAATTAGCAAAAGGTGGTATGCCACCTAGAAATAAAACGAACTTTAGACCTACAAAGTCTGGAGCAGGCATGACAGAAGCTGGGGTCAAAGCCTATAGAAGAATGAATCCCGGCTCTAAACTAAAAACAGCCGTGACTGGAAAAGTGAAGCCAGGATCAAAAGCTGCCAAACGCAGAAAATCTTTCTGTGCAAGATCACTAGGACAAATGAAAAAATTCCCTAAAGCAGCCAAAGATCCGAACTCACGTCTTCGTCAGGCAAGAAGGAGATGGAAA